CATTTGTCTTAGCTTTCCAGTATCTGCTGGAGCTATTCTCTGTGCTATGCTTTGTATCTTTATTGATGACTTCTTAATCGCATTATTTATTTCTTGCAGTGCTATTATTGGTTCTTTCTTTGTGGCATTTAATAATTCTTTTGAATCAATGCTTATTTTAATGTTCATTGCTTATATTCTCTTATTACAGCCTCTATGTGATGACTTCCGATACTATCTTCAAATGTATTTACTCCTATTACTTTATATGTCTTAGAAGTATCAACTATTTCATCCCCTTCTTTAATATCAGCTATTTCGCAGAACATTGTATAATCTTTTCCAGTGCTTCCATCTATATCTTCTGAAAATGCTTGTGAATATGGCTGTATTAAGCAATCTATTCCAGTTAAGTAAGTAGCATACTTCTCTCTCTTTGTTGCTGTTATCCCTGTCATTCTCTTTGTACTTACTGTTTTGTTGTATCTGTCTTCAATCATATAAAGTTCTGTTTATATTTTCCTAATAATGTTAATGCTCTATTGTATGCGTTCCATTGCTCTTGGTTATTGTAACTTATTGAATAACTTCCTATTGTTTCAGAGTTTATTCCATTTACTGAATTCTTAGCATTGTACATTCCTGCTACTAATACTGTAGCTACAAAAGATATGTCATAAGGTACATTTTCACTATAACCCCACTTAGCAGTAACTTTTATGTTTTGTATTCCGAAATCAAATAGTCTGCTTGTTAATAAAATCTTAGTTATCGGTATGTTTTTTACTGAATAATTATTTGGAAGTAGAATATATCTATCTAATCCACTTGATGGAACTTCTATAAATGTATTTCCATAAGAATCGTTTCCTAATTCTACCTTTTCCACTTCTATACAGTCATCAATTAATAATTCCTGCTTTCCCATTCCATCAAATAGTCTGGCTGAAGCTACTCCGCAAGATGTAAAAGATCTATTTGTATATCCTTCAATATACTCTTGAACTGCTAATATTATATCAGTTAAAGACTTTCCAGTTGATACTCCTAAAAAATCTTCTACTTTCTCTTGTGTTGTATATTCTTTATCTATTGTCATTTTTGTTTATTATATTTTTATCTTTGTTTCTCATCATTCCATCTCTAACCTCTACAACTAATTCAAGATCTTCATCGTTCTGCTTTTCATTAAAATAAAATTTTATTCCGTTTGTTTTGCTTTTGTAAATATATTTGTACATGTATTTAAGGTCTTATTCAGAGAGGTCATTTCTGACCTCCCCTATAAAAGCTTAACTTACACTGAAGCTACTCCAGTAGAAAGAACTGTAATAGGAAGTTTAAAGCTAGTAATTGATTGCATGTAACCAACTCTTTCAATAAACCTTACAGCTTGTCTATCAGTTGTAATTAAGTTTATATCAGCACCATTAGCTACATTTCTAATTGAACCAGCATCAAATCTTTCAACTCTTAGTCCTCCTTTCTGACCAAAGATACAACCCTTTCTTAAATCTCCGAAAATAATGAAAGGTGTGTCTTCTTGAGTTGTTTCTGAAGCTGTAGGCATAACCTCTACCAACTCAACTGGATAACCCCAAATTGTCATAGGACCATTTTCGCTAGGTCTTTGGAAGATGTAATCGTTTTCAACAGAACTCTTTAACTTTCTAACGATACTCATGATTGTTCTATTCATGTAGAACTTTGAATTTCCTAATGCTCCAGTAGGAGTAGCATCAATCATGTCTAGTAAATCATCTGCTGTTAAAGAAGCAAATGTAGAACCTATCATTGTTTCAGAGTTTACATCTGAACTATTTAACAAACCTGTGAAACTTCCGTATGTTGCTGTTCCATCTCCACAGAAAAATGCTAAATCTTCTTTGTATGCTAATCCTTCAGCAACTCTTTCAGAAGCAAATCTGAATAAATCTAATTCAGTGTCTTCTAATAACTCGTTTGTGAAAGAGATAATTGCGTAAAGTTTCTGTAACTCTAACTCGTTTTGTCCAGATACCCATTGTGTAGATAACATAGAACTTCCTTCTCCTACCCAAGCTACTGTAATATCAGTAACTAACTCGTTTGCTTTATAGTGTTCCTTTGAAAGAGTTAATAATTCAAAGTTTCTTCTTGCAACACCATATAGGGTTTGTAAGTATCTAATTTCTACATCTAACTCTGTATCAATAGTATATCCTGCATATGGAGTAGCTGTGTCATCTGTGGTCATCTCCTTGTTCATTAATGTTTTCAATGACTCAACATCTCCTGATAATACCGCATTGATACCTTTTCTAAACCTGTCGTTCATTCCTTTTCTGTCAGCTTTTGCTTCAGAAGAATAAATTCCAGCGTTAGCCTTCATTGTTTCTGCCTGTTGCTCACAGAATTCTTTGAACTTCTTGTTCATGTCCTCTTTAACCCCTTCCATAGCACTGTCAGCAATACTTTTTGCTGATTCTACTATCATCTTTTGAGTTTCCTGTACAAGAACCTTCTCTTGTTCGTTTAACTCTACTTTTTCTACTTCTTTTTCTATTTTAGTCATGTTTATTTATTTTTAACTATTCTTACTGACTCTCTGATTGTTTTATTTAACAATCTCCTGGCTTCGGCTCGGACTCCTTCTTGAAGTGTTTCGACTTTTAATATCTCGCCTGAAGCTCTTACTAATTTTAACATTGAATTTGTATTTTCTAACAATTGTTTTTCACAATCTTCTCCGATAGAACAAGCACCATCTTCTACTTCATCTTCATTTTCTATTTCATCTTTAACTTCGTCTTCTATTTTTTCTTCCTCTTTTGGTTCTTCTATCTCTTTTTCAACTACTTCTTCTACTTCTTCTTCCTCTTCTTTAATTTCGTCTTCTGTTTCCTCTTTTTCAAGCTCCTTAGCCTCTTCTACAACAACTTTTTCTTCATTTTCGATGTCTTCTTCATCTTCTATCTCATCGTCTGTTAAAACATCAGTTATACCCTTAAAAAGAGGTTTTATGTTAATTCCAGCACTCTTAGCTAAGGCATAAGCATTAGCTGGTACAGAAACAGCACTAATTTCCAATAATTCTGATTTTAATATCTCTCCTTTGTCTGAAAATTCCTTTGGTAGGAATCCGACAGAGAATGCATTTAAAAATCCTCCCTTGTAAAGATCAAATATAATCTTTGCAATTGGATTCTCTTCTACCGCGAATTTAATCTTTCCAGAAAGCTTTCCATCGCTAACAGCTATTTTTATAGCCTTTCCAATTACATCAGTAGCACTCCAATAATTATGACTATTAAGAATGACTGGATTCTTCTTAAACATCTTTAAATCCCAGTTTTGTCTTACAATATCTCCATGTCTGTCTTCGTCAGCAGTTGAAAATATAGCTTCCAATGTTGATTTCTCTTCGTCAACACTTTTTATTGTAACATTTATTGTTTGATAAAGTTTTTCTTTCATTTTATTTTTATTATTTTATTCTTATTCATCATCTTCCATTGCTGGACCTATAAGACATCTGCAATTAGGTTCACTTGGATATGATAAACCATTACTAAATACTCCATTTAAATCTACTATTTCACCATCTAACATAGCATGTTCTTCTCTTGTTCTATTATCCATAACAGCTACCCATTCCTTTCCAGTAACAACTTCTGATTGTCTATATCCTTCTATCAAACCTTCGTTATTAGATACTGTTGATTCTGTTCTTGCTATTAGTTCTGCTCTGCTTGTTTTAAGCTCTGTAAATACTCCTTTTACTCTATCTGTTAGCTCAACTATAGTTTCATTAGCTCCGAATCCTTCTGTCAGAGCAACTTCAAGCTTTGTAAATGTAGTATCAGTTGTTGTTTGTGCATAGAACTTAGCTCTTTTATCCATAATCTTTTGCATTCTTTCTGTAACTGATAATGGTTTGCTTATTCCTAATAAGTCTAATGCTCCATTTCCTGAATCTGATACAAGTTCTTCAAGATATGGCATAATGAAGTTAACCGCAATAGATAATTCTTGTTCTTTTATTCCATCAAGCTCAAGCTTAAATCCTTTCTTAATAGATTTACCAAAGGTTAAAGCTTTAAATACTCTCTTCTCTTGCTCATTGGCAAACTGTACTACTCCTTCTTGTAACTGCTTTGATCTTTGGTCAATATACTTTAATTGAGCTTCTGCATAATTAACTCTTGCCTCTTCTTTTATAATTGGAGAAAAAGACTTTGATTTAAAAGCTTTTGAACCATTAGATAATGACATAGGAACTAAGTTTATAGGTACTAATATAGTATCACCTCCGTTAATATCATCTAATCCTTGTAGTCTTCTCTTTTCATTTGTAGTCATTGAATAGGTACTATTTCCTGTTTCAACTTTAAGCTTTATCTCTTCCTTATCTTCTTTAACTATATCTTCGTATGTTAAGTTCCATTTATCAGGTATTATTGTCCAATTAAATGCTTCTACTATTTCTCTTACTTCTGGAGTAATAGTTTCTTTTAAGAATATCCTATAACTTGCTTCCGCATTGTCATATTTTATTTCATCAAAGTTTCCTAAAATAGACTTAGGTACTCCTGTTAAGATACAAATATCATTTAGGTTACAATTCTTGCTTTCAAGATAACCAATTTCATCAGGACTTAACCCTGTTTGCTGATAATCAACATTTCCACCTAAGAACATAGGTATTCCTGACTTCTTTGCTCCTGCATACTGTTCTTTGTATCTATCCTT